TAAAAGCAGTCTTTAACTTTTCTGTCATTTCGCCATCTAGTCTTGGCAACAATCTTAACTATCTGATTGACCATAAGATCATCACGGGGAACGGACGTACCACTGGAAGAAAATTTTATGTAATAAAGGCAGAAAATGACTGAAACAATAAGCCCGTTCGCAGCACTTGATTTCATACGCGACAATTCGACAGCCTATGCTCAAGCAAAAGCTAACCTGCTGTACCTGACAGAGTACCGTAAAACTAAGAAAGCGTTACTCATGATCGAGTCGGACGCAAAGACGGAAAGCGCGAAAGAGTCCTATGCTTATGCTCATGTTCAATACATCGAGCATCTAAAAGCCCTAGCAATAGCCCTACAAGAGTCTGAGAGGCTGCGTTGGTTGATGGTAGCAGCAGAGGCTAAGATTTCTGTTTGGCAGACGTTAGAAGCGACTGCACGAATAGAGATGAAGTCTACCCAATGAACAGGAAAAAGGAATACGCGAGGATCGCTGAATGGGGCTGCATCCTGTGCCGTCATAAGGATTATTATGATACTCCGGCAGAACTACATCACATCAGGAATGGTGGCAAGCGTGAGAACGCACCTGTTATTCCTCTATGCCCAGAACATCATCGAGGGAAAACAGGAGTTCATAATCTAGGAAGTCGAGGCTTCGTCAGAGCGCATGGAATTAGTGAAGAAGAATTATTAAGTTACTTAATACAAATTATGGGAGGTAATCGTGACAACCAAATTTAAGCGTAAGTTATCGGCTCACGAAGGTTTGTTAATATTTTTGGCGTTAGCACCAGTAGTCGTGATCTTGGTTATCGTCGGGTATCTAATAGGATTGATGTTATAGAATCGACACATTATCTCTACATGTCGATCAAAGGAGAATAAAAATGGCTGAGATGCTACTGTGGTTAACAATGACGGTGTGGTTTGAAGCTCGTGGAGAGCCTGAGCATTGTCAGGTAAAGGTGGCCCAAGTCGCATTGAATCGGATGGGGCCGGACGGCGATATTAAGAAGGTTATCCTAGCTCCACACCAGTTTAGCTGGGTTCCTGAGAAGATGATTAAAGGTGTGCTCAAACCAGAACATAGGCCAAACAAAGAATCGGCAGCGTGGAAACAAGCGGAGAAGTCTGCCACAGCCGCGATATACTCATCAGGAGATTTTCCAGCCACTCATTTTCACGCTATAACAGTCAATCCAAAGTGGGGTAGACCGTTCTATAAAACCTGTGGCAACCATCATTTTTACCTGTAATATCAACCGATTAAGTTGGGGTTAGGGAGACATCCCAAAAATGCCTTGCGGGATCGCGGTCGGAAAACCCGCTTGATTCATGGTAGGCGATCGCCCTAACTTATTCACTTTGAAAACTATGACGCGATTTTGTATGCAATGCCAAAAATCTGTTAACTTGCCAGACGATGCCGTCAAATGGAAAGCGATCTATAATAAACTTGGCAAGGTGACGAGAAGGATGTGTCCTGCCTGTGCGGAAAGCAGAAAGAAGTTTGATGCAACGGGTGTCTATAAAAAATAATTAAACCTCAATAATATTGCCTCTGAACTGCATATGATTCTCGTCCCAGACCGAAGCCTTTTCTGGTTCAAGCATATTACCTTTGTAGAAAGTGACAACAATAAAGCCAGAGACCCAATTTCTAGGGTTGTCCTCCATGTATCCAGCGAACTGCTCTCCATAAGGCTCAGCCAGTGTTCCACCATCAACTCCGAAGCGCGTCCCGTTGTAATCAGTGAACGGAGTTACTTTTAATGAGTGCAGGTGACCAGTTACTACGCTCTTTCCTGACTTCAAAGTGTTGTTGTACACGGCGTGGATGCCGTTGTGGTATCGGTGCTTAATGACCAGCTCGTCATTTACCCAAGCGCTCCAGCACTGATTCCAGCGGGGAAAGTGATCCTTTAGTGCAAACCCTTTGATCCCCTCATATTCCGGTAGTTGAGCTGCTAACCGAGTCTCAAATCGAGCGTCGTGGTTTCCAAGTTGCCAATATAATTTTGCGTTTTTACCAGCATCCTCAATCATCTGTGAAAACTCTTGGCACGCTTCCAACTCATCTTTGACCGTCGGTGTTTTATCCCAACCAATTCTTGGCCATCTACTAGCACGCGCCCCATCAAAAATATCGCCGTTAAAATGAACGGCAACGGGTTGTAACTCTTTTATAAACTTTACGAATCCGCGCTGAGCAGTAGTTCTCTCTCCGGGCCACACGTGAGCATCTGATCCGATAATGTGTATGCCATCTTCGGTATTTATCTTAATGCGTCCGGGTGCTTCTGGCTTAATATAGACTTTTCCAGCTATCGCATTTAACAGCGTCCCAGTCCTTTTCTCAACCGAGCGCCTCCTTGTGTGTATAGCCCTCTCAGAAAGTTTTAGCCTTTTGGACACAGCCTTTGCACCACCTAACTCACGCCAAATATTAATAAATTCCTCGTCGCTCACAGTCATTAATGTCTCCTAATCGGTTCGCAGCGCCAAATATCTTCCCGCATAATAATCATTGCAGTGTGAAAACTTACAACCACAGATTCGTTGTGCAAGCAGTACGAAGGATTAATGTCCTCAAGCCTCATCAATGCGAGCCACTGATCTGCGGCACGAGGTTTATAAAAAAGAATTGGCTTAGATGGAGGAGATGTTAAAACAACATTAGACCAGTCCTGATTAAGATCGCCTCCCGTTGTATTTACTGAACAAACATACCAGCCCGGAATCTCTTTAGATTCAAGGCTTAGCCTGAGATTTTTATAAATAATTTCTTTAAGATTTCCCAATGTGGTTTTAACACTTCCACTTCTTTAGAGCTAAAGCCAGTCGGGTAGGTCTGCCCTTATCATCTTTCATCGGTCCTTTAACTCCACCCATTCTCGCGCAGAACGATTCTTTCCTAGCACCGCCCTCTGGCTGTGGACGTTTCAATCCAGGCTTGTCTGGATTAGCTTTGTTATATGCCGCCCGACCCTTAGCGTTTAATCCGCCAGTAGGAGACTGACCTTCTTTCCTTTGCCATATCGGAGTCTTAGCCATTTTTACTCACCTAATTCCCGACTGCTCTCTGACCCATCGCTGGAGACTGGAGAGAGTTTCGGAATTGACGTTACAGGCTTGGTAGTTTTCAAAAATAGTTTTGGTAGCGGCTTCAAGACTAACGGTTTCCGCATCAATAATTCTGGCGGGGCTGGGAAGTTCATTGTTGACGGCGCTGTCGTGGAGCATCCTCCAACTAGAAGGCAGATTGCAAGTATCGTCCTTAACATAGATTTTCACCTCTTTAATTATCTCGCGGCTCTTTCCTTGTACAATTTGTACGCGATCCACGTACTTTGTGATCGTTTGGTCTGAAACCATTGCTTGCTGGATGCCTGTTTCAACCGTATGCCTCTGTGCCTCGATTGTAGCCTCATAGCAAGACGATACTCCCCATTTGTGACCCATGTATAGACCACTGCAAAATAATGCAGCAGCGAGCGTTGTAGCGACAGCAATTTTAACGGTAAGCGGAATTGCGAGTAAAGGTATCACGGCTTGAAAGTTCTGTTGCCGGAGATCGGCTTCCGAGTGCCAAGATGACACCAATTTATAGTTGCATTGGGTTCTTCTCTGTACAAATCATATTTAATTAGCGCGTCAGGATTTTCATCCAGCCACTTGTCAAGATGATTGCCTCGATCATAAATGTCTACAGCCATCCCTAGCTTATGTGCTGACTTTGATGATCCGGTCAAAGAGGTTGGAAGCCGGAAGCCGCCATCACCACCCTTTGAGCCGGAGACCTGATTTCCTGTTGCTGGATTATTAACAGAGATTTCACCCGTGTCAGTAACAAACGCAGCCATTAAGTTATTCACCCTGTACAGTAAAGTTAAAGCGTTCAGATTATATTCTGTAGGGTGAGACTTATCACCGAAATAGTCTTGCAGCGTTATCATTTTTTATCTGCGGTGAAAGCTCCGATAGCGCCAATCACAGCAAGACCAGAAGCCGTAATTGCAGCGGCTTGGTCAACAGAGACAGCGATGCCAGCAGCGGTGAGTAATGCAACGATGCCGCGCCATGTTGATGTTTCTGAGAGTCTTTCCAATATCCATGTTTTCATTTTGAATCTCCTTTGGTTACTTTTGTGTCGAGCTTGATGTATAACTTTTCTAAAGCAATGTCGATCTTATCAAACCGGCACTGAATCTCGTCCTTTCGGCTGTAGTTAGAAGGCAGGCAGACTTCAATCCTCTGAATGTCCACCTTGAGTCTTTCGACTGCATCCCACAGCGTACGACAAAGCCAACCGACTGTAGTTAGC